TGCAAGATCCATTTTGGCATCTAATCCAACCCGCAATACTGGTTATTTTTATAAAGTAGTAACAAGTCCCGATCTCCACGGTTTGTGGGCAGTACGTTTTGTAGATGCAGAAAAGATAGATGCTCCCTTTATTGACAAATCATACATAGAACGATTGAAAGTTATATATGGAGCAGACTCTGATTATTTCAGAATGCGAGTTAAAGGTCTGCCGCCGCGTACTGAATTTAACGCACTCATATCCCCTGAACAAATCTACGAAGCCCATCAACGGATATTATCCAAAACTGGACACAAATTCCTATCAACTGATGTTGCAAGGTTCGGATCTGACGACTCAGTATATTATTTGCGGGATGGTAATGTCATAGCAGAACGAATTGCTGTTAACGGAATGGATGTAGTACAAGTTGGAGATATAGGGTTACAATTTTTTGAAACTAATGATATAGAAGAATGGCGAATAGATAGTGTGGGAATAGGCGCAGGGGTTGTTGATTATGCAAGAAGAAAGTTAGGAGCGAAAAGGAGTAGAGTACGTGCTGTTCATGTAGGAGAAGATGCAAATAATAAAGAAGAGTTTTTTAATAAGCGTGCAGAAATTATGTGGAATCTTCGTACATCTATAGATTCGTTATCTATTCCAATAGAAACACCATTATTAGATGAGGAACTAGTTCAGATAAGATACGGTTGGGATAACCGCGACAAGCGGATTAAGTTAGAATCCAAAGATACCACAAAATCTACACTCGGTCGTAGTCCTGATGATGCAGATAGTTTGGGTATTAACTGTGCAAATTTAAAAACACCCAATGCTATTGTTTCTGTTGATTATTTCAAGGTTGGTGCAACCAATCCGCTAGGTTTATCCCCCGAGAAACTAATACAAGAATTACATAACAGTAAAAAAGCTGTTCGCTCTAATATATCACTTCGTACTTTTGCTGAACATAGCAATGATATTGGTATTAATAGGTTTAGTCAATTTAAGGAAGATCACTCTAACTTTTATGCTAGCTAAGATAAAGATAGAAAGGTAATGTGAGATGGGAATCACCGATAAAATAAGAGGCAAATCACTTTTTGGTCAAGTAGAAACAATGACCGAAGGTAGAAGTAGAAAACAAACAGCTTTAACCACAGCACAAGTAAAAGCATTATATGCTACTCCACTGGAACTTGTACCAGCACCGGGTGCAGATAAGATCGTTTCGGTATATGAGATTTTAGCTGAGTATGTGTTTACGACAACTGCATACACAGGATCGAATGCACTAGAGTTCAGATATACAAGTTCTAGCGGAGCCAAAGTGAGTGCTGATATTAACGCGAGCTTTCTGCTTTCTGCAAGCGGAACAAACTATGCAGCAGTAAAGGGTGTTGTTACACAACAGACTCCTGTTGTTAATGCACCAATTGTTGTCAATGTACCTACTGCAGATCCAGCACAAGGTTTAGGACCGTTGACGATTACTGTTGTATATGATGTTATTAGACCATAAGATTAAAGTTAATGTTAATGTCAATACTAACTGTTGATGTATTAGCTAAGATGCTTCATAAGTTTTATAGGGATTATGAAAATCCTTATCACGATATTTGTTGGAAGGATTTATCTGGTAAAGATAGAGAATTCTGGACAAATGTAGCTGATAAACTGTTATCTACATTGAGAGTTGAAAACTATATAAACTAAGCTAAGAATTTATGGCTGATAATATACCATCGCTCGTCTCGATGCCAGCTACCATTAAACCGCGGCATATGCCTGATTTTGCTGAGATAGGGAAAACAGGTATTAGAAGGTTTGGTGGAAGAGTTTATGAAGAATTTCTAACACAATTGCAAGGTTTGCAAGGTGTTAGAGTTTATAGAGAGATGAGTGATAATGATGATATTATCGGAGCCAGTTTATACGCATTTGAGCGGGTAGTGGCACAATCTAGTTGGTATGTACAACCAGAAGATGATAGTAAGGAGAGCTTGAAGGCTGCAGATTTTCTCCGTGAGTGCATGAATGACATGGAACATTCATGGTCAGATTTCATCTTAGAAGCAAACTCCTGTTTGGTATATGGTTGGTGTATTTGTGAAGAAGTATATAAGATAAGGAAAGGGCAGAATAAAGACGGACGTTTAAATAGCAAACACAACGACGGTTTAATTGGGTGGCGGAAACTTTCTAGGAGAATGCAAAGTACATTATATGAATGGGACTTTGCAGATAACGGGGATATTAAAGGGATGATACAATCTCCGCCACCCGATTATGGTATGAAATACATTCCGCTGGATAAGTGTACACACTTTAGGACGAAACTGGAAGGAAACAATCCAGAGGGAAGAAGCGTGTTACGTAACGCTTACAAGCCTTATTATTTTAAGAAGAACATGCAGATGCTTGAAGCGATAGGCGTGGAACGTGACCTTATTGGTTTGCCATGGATTAAGCCACCAGAAGAATTTGACATAAAAGCGGATGAAAACGCTGAAGTATTGGCATATATAAAAAACCTTCTATCTAATCTGCGGAGGGATGAACAAGAAGGTATATTCATGCCTCCTGGGTGGGAGATACAACTATTAGGTAGCAATACAACGAGAAGGCAGTTTGATCTTGATAAGATAATTAATCGCTATGATAAGCGGATTGCCATTACTGTATTGGCTCAATTTATATTACTAGGGATGGATCGTGTAGGATCGTTTGCACTATCAACAAACCAGAATGACTTGTTTAAGTTAGCTGTTCAGGGCTACCTGAATAAGATGGCGGAAACCCTCAATACGTATACCATCCCTAGACTCTTCTCTTTTAATCCATCGTTTGCACACGATAAAAAATACCCTAAGTTAGTACCGGGAAATATTTCTGCACCAAATTTAGCAGAGTTGGCAGCATACATAAATGTACTAGCGAAAAATGGTTTGTTACCAACAGAAAATAAAGCATTAATGAGTGCATTGTTAAGACTTGGTAGATTCTTCGAAGCAAATGAAGATAAAATCGGTGAAATATATTCGACTAATGCTGAAAAGGTTGTAGAAGAAGCACCAAAGCAGCAAGCTACTGTAACAGTGACTAATCCTGCTATGCACAATCAACCTTTACAGCAGCAGCCAGTGAAACCAAAACCAAAAGCTATTAGCACTAATAAAGAGGAGTAAAGATAAATGGCAACACAAAAACGTGCTGGTGCAATGATAGGTGAGTGGGGTGCATATACCAGCTTGCTAACAACTATTGATACATATGTAGATGTAGGAACCACCTTTACTTTATTCTATAAGACAGTACGTTTTCTCTTTACTGCTGCCACTAACCATCTAAAGATACAAATATTGGGTAGTATTGATGGTGGTACTACATTCACAGAAACAGCAGAAGCAGAATTTACACTTAATGCAGCAGCATCAGTTAGCAAAACCATCATTGTACCTTATACACATATGAAAGTACAAGTTAAACCTGCGGCTGGTGGAGCGCATGGTACTATTACTACTAAATATATGGGTGCAAGTGCATAAGGAACTATTGTTATGCCATACGGTTCGATAAGCGAATTACCACCGGCAGTAAAGAAGCTATCTGCTAAGAAACAACGTCAATTTATGCATGTATGGAATTCAGCATATAACAAATGTCAAGCGGATGGTAGTGATAATTGTGAAGAATCAGCTTTCAAACAAGCATGGAGCGTTGTGAATAAGAGCGAAGAAAACTTCATTGCGAAAGCAATTAAATATTTTTCAGATAAACTAGCTGATATTACTGCTGATGAAAATACTATTACTGAAAACGATGTTATGGAGCCTATTGATAAGTCTCTTGTTTACTGGTATTCTGGTGCTGGCTATTCTTATGCTATTGCTGGTACAAACATACTGGATTTAGGTTCGCAACCGCCAGAGCTAGAATACAGTGTTAATGTTAATAGCTCTCCGTATGCAATAGTTGTTCGGCGGATTAGCACTTATGGTGTTGATAAGACAGTTGCAGAATTGGTGAAGGACGACGATTTAATAAAAGTACAAGCACAAGCGTTAGCACTCATTGAGGATAACAAAAATGATGTAAGGAGCGTGAGTGTATGTAAGTATACTGGTAAAACATTTGCGGGTCGTCCAGTGTATGTGACTGTTGGTAGGTACGATTATATATCTAAATCTGAGCGGGACATGGATAAGATAGAAAAAGGTATTGCAGCATCAATAAATGGGCTTCCTTCAACAGAAACTGATGTTGAATATGAAGTAAAGTTAATTAAGGGAGCCATTGCTGAAGGATTGGTTTATGGGATTGTTTATTCACCATTACAGCTTGATACTCATGGTGATTGGACATCATTACGGGAAATTGAAAATGCTGCTCATAACTTTCTTCCTTCAGCACTGAAAGCTGGTGATAGTGGTTGGTCTGATGTTAATCACAGTCAAGAAGTGAAAGATGTAGAAATTGTGGAATCATACATTGCACCAGTTGATTTTGTAATAAATAATGAATCTGTTGTTAAAGGAACTTGGATATTAGTAGCACGCGTGAACAATGAGGAATTGAGAGCTAGTATTGATAAAGGTGAAATAACTGGATTCTCACTTGAGGGAAAAGCTCATAAAGTAGATATTGATTTAAATTATGCGTTGGAACAAAAGTGATATGTATATTATAGAAGAATGGCGTCCTATACCATTGTTTGACCGTTACGAAATTTCATCATTGGGAAACATACGATTTTCTGCAAATTCGAGTATTCAGGGGCAATTTTATGTCAATATTGAGCTTAAACTCAGACATGATCCGCGTAATACACGTTGGTG